ACATAATTAGGTGGCGTTAAAGAGAGGGGGAAACCTTAGGGTCCTCCCTCACTTACTAGGAGAAGAGTATGAAAGAAGTTTTAGAGGCAATCGAAGAAATGAAAGCCCGGTTAAACAAAACAGGGAACATCATTATAGGCCACAACGATTGTTGGGCGTTAGTCCTAGTTTATAAACAGTTAGTAGACCATAGCTATCAACAACCCAAGTGGACAAGGCAAACCTTTTTTAGTAACAAACATTTTGTATTAGAGATGATGAAAGGAACAAAGACTAGATCCCTGCAACCAGCTATGGATAGATTTATTGTTCAGTTGGGCCTACAAAAAATAGAAAACTTAGAGGACGTAAGAGAAGGTGATTTGATTGCTCGTAGAACAGCCTCAGGTCTTAATACTTCGCTAGTTTATGGTTCTAATACGGAATTCTTTATAAATGAAAGAGATATGGTTGTTCAAAGCGATGTATTGCCTCTTTTAGACAGGACCATTGTCGGTATAGGGAGACAACAACAATGACAGCTTATTTCTACAATGGAAACAGGATTTCCGCCCCAATAACCTTTAGGTCAAATGAACCTATGTTCTCTAGTGATACTATCTCTCTTAAAACAGAGCGTAGTAGCCAAAACGCACAGCGTTGGGAGTTATCTTTTCAGCTTATCACAATTGAAAGCTCTTCTCTGTCTCTTGTGGGATCGGTATTTAGGGATGCTATTGGGTCAGTTGATACTATGATTATGCCTCAACTTCCCTCAGTAAATGAAGTTTGGGCGGCTGGTTTTATGAACGCTTCGGCTACTTACTCAGCAGGAACAACAACTATTAACATCTCCGGATCGGGACTAATTCCTGCCGGATCATTCATCAAGTTTTCAAACCATTCAAAGGTGTATTTAACAGAGTCTACCGTGAACGGTTCTGGCTCTACTCGTATTCACCCCGGCCTTATTCAGTCCGTGCCTTCATCTACAGGAATACAACATGGGTCTAATTGCTTTCTAACTTATAGTCGTGATATTAATGACATCAAAGGCATTACATTCTCTGATGGTATTCTTTCTAATGCTGGTACAGTGAATCTGATTGAAGAAATCTAATCTAAGGAGCAGTCATGAGAACGTTTTCACCAAATGTACAAGCGGTACTAGACCGTGACCCTATCCGAGTATTTTATCTAATCAGGCTAGACCTGACCTCTACCTACCGTTTTACTTCTTTCCCTTCTGATATTACATTTGATGGTGGCGTTTATGTGTCTGATGGGGGGGTACTTAGTGTTTCCTCTTACCGTAATAACTCTATTGTTGATAGGGCGGCTTACACAGTAACTTTTTCTGACAACGACGAATTGCTTAGAAGTGAGATCAAAGGTAATAACGTTATTGGTAAGCCTATTAGTGTTAAAGTAGGTTTTCTTGATGCTGATGGAAAACCAATGCTTGACTTCGCAGATATTATTAATGTCTACAACGGAACAATTGATCGTCCTCGTATATCTAATGACTTTGAAGAAATGATTGTGTCTCTAGAAGGAAGTTCCCCCATGGATGCATTTGATGCAGTAAACGTTATGATGGTTTCAAAGGATGGTATGAATCAGTACTCAGACACTGATACTTCTTTTGATAAAGTCTACGACAACGTTGAAATTGAACTTAACTGGGGGAAAATCTAATGGGTTTTGATCCGATTTCATTAGCCGTAGCTGCCATTTCAGCGACATTTCAAGTTTTTTCAGCTAGGAAACAAAAGAAAAAACAAGACAGGGCAAGAAGAAAGGCTGAGGCGGAGGCTGATAAGAGACGAGGCTTCTTTATTCCAGTAAGGGGCAAGGTCGCACCTCTTCCTATTATTTACGGAAAACAGATTATTGGTGGTACTGAGCTTAACCATAACGTGCTTAGCTCAATCACACCCGCTGTTACTGCTGCAAGTAATGCCTTTAGACAACCGGAAGACTTTAGTTTTGAAGGTGGTACCCACAACGCTGGTAAGAACTCTTACCTAATGTTTAACACTGCTCTGTGTAACACCCAAGGTACAAGAATTGAGAGTGTTGAAGACATTCTTGTTGACTCAACTACTTATAAATATCAGAAAAAGAAGTTTGCTCATAACTTCTACGTACACTACAGTGGTGGTACAGCAGAACCTCTTGATACTGCTAACGGTCAACCGGCAACAAACAGGTTCACTAATTGTGCTTACTCTACTAACATATTCAAACTAAACCGTAAAGAGCCTCAGTACAATGGCATACCACGACTACAGTTCCTTGTTAAAGGTAACCACATTCGCACATTTGACGACCTTGGAGGGGGATCATATGGTATATCCGGATACAAGTACTCTAACAATCGCGTAGAAGTTCTGTTTGATTATCTGACCGCACCCTACGGTGCAGGTCTGCTTGATAGCCAAATTGAAATTGACTCCTTTGGTAGAGCAGCAGGTATTGCTGGTGTGGTTGCTATGTCTGACCAACAGTTTGGTGGTGGTGTTAATGGTCTAGGCCCTCTCCGTGAGTACGGTACACTCTCTAGCTTCCCTACTGCACAGTCTCTTGACGATCAAGACTACTTTGGACACCCATCATGGTCTACCATCTACAAGGCCGTTGATACGGGTAAGTTCTATCAGTTCGTACTTGAGACCAACCAATACGTTGAAATCTCTGCTCCTCGAAAAGATGTGTATAGGTTTGAAGGTAACTTAACAATTGATCCCAGCCAAAGTGTTAGGGATAATATTGAATCTATCTTAAGCGGTATTCCTTTTGCAGATTTGGTTTGGACCAACGATGGTAAATACCGTCTTGTTATGAATTATCCTGATACTGACGCAGAACTAGAAGCACTTATCAATGCAGACAACACCTTTGGTGATGATGATATTCTTCGTGTTGGAAGCATTCAAGAAGAATTTGGTCAAGCCGCTCAAAGGTTTAACCGAGTAACGGTTGATTTCAATAACGAGTTTGAGAACTTTGCTTCGGATTCCATTTCTTGGCCCGAGCGAGGAAGTACTGTTCATAACACTTACCTAGCTGAAGACAACAATAAGATCTATGAGAGTACAATTACTTCTGATGCTACGACACCTTACCACGCTATGGCTGAAGCTGAGCAAACAGTAAGGATCTCTCGTGACTCAAATAACCTTGAGATCACTTTAAGCAGAAAAGGTCTTAGGATTGAACCCGGTGATTTCTTCAGAATTGACTCTGAACTTACGAACGCCCCAAATGGTATTTGGAAAGCAGAAGAAGTTGAAATCAGGGTGGATTTTTCTGTTAAAGTCAGAGCAACACTTGTAACAGCTAACATGTTTGCTTGGAATGTGCCAGATGATATTCCTTATATTTCTCAACCTGTGTTTGACTTTACTATTAGTAAGCCAACAAACTTGCAAGCCTCTACAGGGGCAGAATTTTTTAAAGGCGCAGTATCTAACTCTTACGTTGATCTAACTTGGGATACTGTATACAGTGATGCTTCTTACCTTATTGAGTATAAGAAGTTAGCTGATGTAGTATGGCAAACAGCTACGAGTGTATCAACCTCTGTTAGGATACCCTCCCTCGATGGGGGTAAGGATTACCATGCAATAGTGAGAACTATTCTTACCTCTGGCATAGAGTCTGAGCCTACACATATCGCCTTCACTTCTGGTGCTGATGATACTGTCCCTAAACCTCCACAAAACCTAGTGGCTACTGCCGAGGGTACCGTAATTGATCTAACTTGGGACGGAGTTACACAAAACGTTGATAACTCACCTCTGCTAGACTTCAAAGAGTACCAGATTTATCGGTCTTCGTCTGCTAACCTAACAACCCTAGTTGGTACAGAGGTTGGTTCTAAGTTTACTGACTCTAACAGGCTACCGAATACACTGTATAACTACAGGGTTCGTGCAGTTGATACTCAAGGTAATTTTAGTGCCTACTCAGACAACATACAGGTTACTAGCCAAGCACCTGTGACCTCAGGTATCACATCAAATGCGGTGTATGTCACACAGGGCCAGATCATATACGATCCTAATGCAGGAACTTACAGTGATACATTCCTTGATATTGATGTAACCTTTATTAAAGCAGGTCTTACTGTAGCAAGAAACCGTTACCGACTGTCGCGCTCTGGTAATACTTGGTCTGCCCCTGTTACAGACAGATCAGCGGATATACCAGATGAAGTAAACGTTGGGTTCATTACACCTAGTGTTAATGTTAGCGGTGAACTTGCAACTGTTACTTTTCAGTTTAATGATGGTACGTCTATTGCTCTAACATCTCTTCCGTTTGTTATCGTTTCTAGCAGTACGGGTGGTGTGATCGGTAGTGACGGTCCCGTAGGTGCTAGAGGTCCGGGGAGATGGAACATACCTGTTACCTCTCTTCCTACTAGTGCTTCTACAGCCCAGACGAGATGGAACTCTGATCTCAATACACCTACACCACCAATCTCAAGTGATCAAGCTTGGTTCTATACAGGTGCACAGGCTAGTCCAACTAGTCAATCTGTATGGATCTATACCGGATCTACTTGGGTTAAGCAGGATGAAGTCATTGATGGTAATCTGCTTGTAAGAGATACTCTAACTGCTGATAAAATCAGTATTGGAGATGGAAGCTTATCCTCGGACGGTAGTGGTAAACTTATAGTTAAGGGTGGTAATATCACCCAGCTAGAAGATAATTTCTATACGGCAAACCTACCCCTATCGGGGGTTAACGCCTTACTACTAGCGGGCGGAGCTTCCCTAGATATACCCCCTTCTTATACTGCTGATGTTCAGATTGCTGTTAGCTTCGAGCATACTTACTCTAATTTAGTCGCAGATAATGATGATTGGGGTTATAAAATTGAAGCGGGTAGTCCTTATGTGTTAATGGATGTTAGCTGTGGATTTATGAATAGCCTTTCCTCTTACACAATCCTCGACCTTGGTAATGCGGGGCAAGCAAACTGGAATGCTTTGGATGGTACCACAGGACAGACTAAATCTGTTGGGAGTACTATTAGCACAACAAACATTATTGACAGACCTGTTACTTCGGTTATATCTGGGGTCACTTACGTGATAAAATCATTAGGGTCTACCTCCCAAAACACCTGGAATAACATGGCCGGTACAACAGGTGTTCTATACAACCCCGGAGATTTATTCTCTGCTACTACTACAGGAACAGGAACAGGAACTGTTGATATATACCAAGGTGATGGTAAAGTCCGTGGTACTGGCTCCCATGTTATAAAACAACGTTTTCTATCACCAATGGTACAAGAAACCGACTACGCTACTGTTGTAAGCGTTGTTAAAGATCTTGAAAACATTAGAGTTCTTGATGGAAATCCTGCAGAATCGAACTTTAATGTATTTGTATACTGGATAGGAGAATCTGGTGATATTGGACTTCTTGACTGTATTTCTTCTATATTTGTGAGGTTCAAATGATTTATATTTTGTATAATAACAAAGAAGAAATTCTAGGTACATCACGTAATCGTGAGTGGCTTGAGAGAGTTTTAGAAGAAGGTCAACTTATCGCAGAATTCTCTTATAACGTTAAGCCTAAAGATCTAACCTTTTCTAACGGAGTTCTAGTAGAAAAAGAACAAGACGTCATGATTAAAGAGGAGAGCAAGCGCCGAAAAGAAGAAGAATGGCGCGTATTTAGACTAAAACGTAATAAAAAGCTAGCAGCTTCGGATAAATTCTTGTTACCAGATGTGGAATCAGACAAGAAAGCTTGGACTGATTACAGGAAAGCTCTTAGAGATCTGCCTGACAACATACTTAATCCAAAGGCTCCAGCTTGGCCTGAACCCCCTAAAAAGAAAAAAGTTAAAGGAAGAGATAAATTATGACAAAAACAGGATTTGTTCTGTCTAAGCGCTCCCGCGATCGTCTCGCGGGGGTGCACCCCGATCTAATTCGCGTTGTATATCTTGCCCTAAGCGAGTACTCCACAGAGGACTTTGCTGTAATTGAGGGTATGAGGTCTAGAGAAAGGCAGCGTCGTTTAGTTAGTGAAGGGAAATCAAAGACAATGAACAGCCGTCACCTTGTTGGTATGGCTGTTGATCTAGCTTGGTGGGAAAACGGTAACATTAGTTGGAATACTGATAACGTTAAGTCATTCTACAAAGTAGACCACGCGGGCAAGTATGAAGGATATCAAGCAATTGGTGTTGCTATGAGGCTAGCTGGTCAGAAACTAGGTGTGCCTATTCGTTGGGGCGCTGACTGGGATGGTGATGGTCAACACACAGACCACAGCTTTATTGACTGGGTACACTTCGAGATTCCAAAGGGAGCGCCGGGGTATGACCGATAAGATTGAAACAGGGGAAAAAGCCCCTGATCTTGTTAAAAAGAAATTCACTGAAAAGCAAGGACCCCGAAAAAAGACCTACAAGCGCGAGTTCACAGGTGGAACTTTTATTGCTTGTCTAGGTTGGGGTATGTTTTCCGGTGATACTTCTTTTCTGGAAACAACTTTCACGCCCACTCTAGCCGCTGTTTGCTCGGCACTTGGATTGCATGAGATCACAGAAAATGTGGCAAGACGTGACAAAGTTAAGTATGAAGAAGGGTGGGAATGATATGCCAATCAAAACTATCTTAATTGCTATCGCGGTTGTTATTGCACTAGGGGGCACTGTATTTGGTGCTTTGAGGTACGTTAGAACTGCAGAGCGGAGTGAAATTACTATTGAACTTCAGGAGAACCAGAATGAACGCAGGAAGAAAATCAATGAGTCTCTTCGCCTTGCTCCTAATAACGTTAACGACAGCTTGCAGTACCTCCTTGACAGGAGCAATTAATCCAGAGGCTTCAGATGGGGCTATTTGTGAAACGTTAGAAGAGCCAGTTGGTAATTTAGCTGAATCTCTTCTAAGGTATAATGAGCAGACCCATCCGAATGTCATCATTACAGCGGTAAGAGTTATCAAAGGGTTCGATACCGGTTGTGATTAATATCTTAGCAGAAGGTTAATGAAAAACCTTTGTTTTCATCAAGATAAATACGATGCGTTAAAGAAGAGGAAAAAAGAAAATCTAAAGAATCCTAACTAGGGACCTTACTGACGAGATCGGAGTCAGTAGATGCTAAGAAGAGACCCTAAGAGAACCTCTCTTGAATCGAAAGCATTGTTGTTTGTTGATAGCTTAAACAAGTACTTTTAAAGAGCCTCAAGCCTTAGATCTCAAGAGAGGATCCTACAGCAGACAAAACATAAATACGATGTGTTAAAGAAAAGAAAACCCCTTAATTTAAGGTAATTTAAGCAGAAAGGAGGGCCGGACATGGTCAAAATTACTCTCTCGACC